AGAGGATTCTGCGACGCTTGATCCATCTGCTCAACTTGCTGCTTGAGCATGTCGCGCTCAGCCGTAACCATCTCGGCAGGCATTTCTGGGTTGTTGAAGAAGTCTTGCACCGAGTCGCGGCCTGTGGCCTTGGTCATAGCTGTGAGCGTGTTATAGCGCTTCTGGTCATCAGCCAGCATCGAACCCTCAGCCTTCAGTGCTGATTGAACTTGATATATAGCTGATAGGTTAGCCAGTGTCTTCTCGTCGTCTCCAGCGCCTGTGCCAACCAGTGCGTTGATGTGGTGGTCGAACTTCCAGTCCTGCGGATTAACCAACATATTGCGGCCAAGAATATGAACTTCAAGTTCCTCGTCTTGATAGTGCGACGCATAGTAGCCAATGCCTTCGTACAGATCTCGGTAACCAGTCTCAGCAATGACTCGTGCCACCAGCTCTATCTTGGCCGCAGCAGCCTGCTCCATGCCCTTAAAGCGTGTAGCCGTCTCTTCGTTAAGCTGATCGCCTTGCAGCGCTTGGTTGGCCTGTACAGTGCCCACAGAGGACGCACGCTTGCCATCCATGTATGCGACAACTTGCAGAGCCTTGTCACCGACGTACGGCGTGGTCAACTGGAACAGATGATTACTAGGCACATCGCCATCGACTTCAATGATGCCGTTGAGGCTAATATCCAGCAGGTCATCGACGTTGACAGCAGAGCTATACGCTGTACGCGGGTTGTTCACCGCATACAAGTTATCTAGGGTCTGGCGCCATAGCACAGAGCCTACTTTCTGGTAGGTCATAGCCAACTCGGCGCGAGGTAGGCCATTGATGTTATTTGGCATCAGCATCGAGCTGATAATTGAGAATGGCACATGGTCTGCGTATTCGTTCAGCAGAATCTCATTGCCAACTTTAATGATGTGCCGACGCTCAGCAATACCGTCGTCGTCAAAATCTACATTCACATAGACATCGAGGCCGCGTATTAGATCATTAGCCTTGTTCTTGATTGTTGCTGACTCTATCTTGCCGCCCTGGTCCTTATAGCGCTGTTCCTTTGTGCCCTCATTATTTGCAGAGCTTGATGTGCTGGCTGGCAAGCCTTCAACCACTGATCGCTCAAAGCCTTCTGCAATCATCGTGCTGCGGGTTTTAGTAAACCGTTTGCCGACAATATCCGCCTCGGCCTTATTCCAGGCGTTACGCGATACAACGATGTCTTCGCTTGGTACGTTGCGGATGAAATATTTGTTTTGCTTCCGAGTGATCCGAATCGAAACATTGAACTCAGCCGCTTCGTTCTCGTCCTCCTCGACGATCTTAACCGAGTCAACACCTTCTTCACCTTCCAAGTCTGTCAGCAACTCAGCGAGCTCATCAGCAGATAGACACTTATACCGCTTAACCTTGGGAGTCTTGACCTCATCGACGCCGTACTCAAGCATTGCCATACTTTGCAGCTCAGAGGACTTTAGCCAGTCATGCTGGATGCGGAACGAGTTAGGGATGTTTTTAATGATATGGTAAACGACAGCCTGCTTGTCTTTCGCCTCTTGAACGGCATCAGGGTCACCAGGGTTGGCGGCTCTAAACTCAACCGGAGCGCCAGCACCCAGGAATACACGGGCCAGCGATGGCATGTCTGACTCAACCAGGTCTCGAACTTCAGTGCTAACGACTGATGAGCGGCCCTCTGTTTCATCACCAAACGGCTCAGCCTGGTAATACTTTAAATAGTCTTCGTTATTTGCGTTGTATGAGCCAGAGTTAGCAATATCGTTGCTCTCCGCGTCATCGATTATCGCTACTAGTTCTCTGTCTGTCATCTTCATACAATCGATACCTTTTGTGGTCGTCTGCTAGTTCGTTTCTGTTGAGGTTTAAAGCCCTGTGCCATCTGCATAAAAGCATCCGCGCCATTACTCGCCCAGTCGTGACAAGGCGAGCGGTTGTGGGTGTCTTTGTCGTCGTTGTATTCGTATCTATAGTTGCTCAGAGCATCCAATCCTTTCTCGCATCGCTTCTCGTCTATCCATACCTGCGCGAGTATCTTACGACCCATTTCTATGGCCTCATTCTTCTCACGAACTCGGGGCACAGTCTTGATCGGACTCACGCCGCCACTGTTGAACTGTCGCTTCCGCGTCTCAGTCATGCCCAGCATCTGGTGCTCGACATCGTGTGGCATGTAATGCGTGCCATAGAGATACCCCTTGTCCTTGATTACGCGACAATAATGATCAATGTCCTGCAATCTGTTCTCATAATAGTCGATCAGCCGGTACTCCTTGCCAACATTCTGCATAAACCAAATAGCTGTATGGTCGTTTCGACCTAAGTCCCAAAACGTATGGACCTCGCAGCTAGACTCGACAGGTATGCTACACACCCTGTTCTCTGCCCTTGCCGTCAGCATCTGCTTGCCAAATATCGCACCCTCTGCCAGTTGCTTTAGCTGGCCTTCCCATATGTGCAGATACTTTTCTAGATCAATCTCTTTCATATGTTCCATCTGCGCAGTCAGCACATCAGGAAAATACGGGTTGTCATTGTGATTAACTCTCTGCACCCATGAGCCTGGCGGCGGATCGTTAGCAATGAACAGCTGGTATATATGGTCGAACTTAAACCGGGTGTTAAACGTCACCCATATCTCTGAGCCAGGCTTACGGACTGTTGGGTCAATGATGTCCCATGACGCTTCAGTCAGGTTAGACGACTCCTCGATCCAGCAGACGTCAATACCCTCTGTCGATTTGATCTCTTCCGGGTTGTACTTGACGCCCATGAACATGAACTCAGTGCCATTCTTACCCTTGATCGACGTATCATTGACTTCATAGAACGAGCCCAACCCTAGCTCTGCGATCTGATCTTTTAGCAGCTTATGAACAGACTGCTTGATCGACTTTTGTAGCTCACGGGTACATAGCACCCGTAAAGGCTCTGTCGCACCGCGTATAAGCAGCTTCTTAGCCACTGTCCACGACTTTGCAGACCCTCGGCCACCGTACATCACCTTATAGCGATGCGGCTCATCCAGGGGCTTAAATATCTTTGGCATCCGTGCCACAACTTCACTCATATATAATCTTGATCGCCGACGGTATTAGATCAGATCCGTCTGCACCCGTCATTTCAATGGCTTTCAGGTCAGGTAGATACTTATTGATCAGCTTCAGTTTAATGTCTGCCGCTGCCTTCAATGCTGCTATATTAGATGTCTCTAAATCAAGGTATCCATCTGACAATTTCCCAGCAATATCAATGATATGCTGAACATGCCCGCCATTTGATAATTGCTCTCGCAATGCCTCTACTCGAATGCGTTTATTCTTAGCTGCTGATGTCGCTGTGTCTCGTGCCATGTTAGCTCCCTTGGGTTAGCTAGTTACCGCTCAGTGTCTGCGTCCATCTGTTTAATCTTAACAATGTACGCTTGAGTCGGTGTTATTGTGAATTGAATACTGTCTATTTGTGCGTCTCTGATGATAAGAGTTCTGTCGAATGCAACATTAAGCTGACCATTTATGAGCGACTCAAACCCGGCATTCCCCTCTTTCTTGATCTTCATGCTAACTTTGCCAGCAGTAACGCCTGTAATTGTAACTACATTGGTCTTATATTGCGTCGAGATTTTAACAACCTCAGCGCCAGACCCTGTTAGCGTCTCGATTCGAGTATTAGGTGCCGTCATGATTGTATCTCGCTTCCTTGGGCTCTCATATGAAACTTAGTTAGGCCTGTCGCTATATTGTCCTGAACGATCAACTCTAGCTGCTCGCCTAGCGTGCCATCCAAACGGATAACCACGCCTCTGTTCTGCTGCCCGGCAAATATTAGCGTTGCAGTGAATCCAAACCCGCCACCGCCCTTCTTGTCTTGGAACACGGGGTCAATAGCTTCTTCAATAAAATCACCGTTAGATTTGAAGTTAATCAAGTTCTTATATTCACCATTCGACCGCTTAACGCGCAGCACGCAACCATTCGTCAACTTAGCTATTGATCCAAACTGCGTAAAATCCATTGCGCTTGCTGACTCAATAATCAAAGATATTCTGGTTATATCAATAGTCTGCCCAGTCAACGGCGCGACTTTAAATACCACTGGCGTTACCGAACCATTGACGCGCAAGCTAGTGCTGGCTCTGAAAAAGGTATCTGCAACCTGGTACACATGGTTGAATGGTGTATCCATTGTGATTACATCACCAACGACTGTCAGTGCTATAGCCCGCATATAGATGACATTGTTATCAAACTCCAGCGTCTCACCGACTACAATCCCGTGCCCTGGCGATGCCGTGAATGACCTGCTATTGACTACCGTGGGCGACAGAATATTAAACGAACCAAGCTCACGAACAAAATTGCGGCCCACTACTTCAGTGGTTTGGTCTTGTATATAGACAGGTACTCCAATACCCCCGCGATCTGATCGTTCGACTGGAATGTTTGAATAAAGCATTAACTGCAACGCCCTTTAAAAAGAATTGTTGAATTATACCCTATCATAGGTTAATAGCCATTATCTGTAGTTATTTAGCAGATAGTCCATCGAAACAAAGCATGGGTCATACTGCCCATCCTTCACCTCGTTCTTGACCACCACGCCGCGCCAGTGCTGTTTGTTACCCTGCAACCCCATAAACCCTTCATCGTGCATATAGAACGCACCAGCTTGCAGCCCATGTAGTCTGCGGCCTGAGCCAGTGTACGCTATGCCATATTGCAGCATCTGGTTATGACCATTCGAGAAGCTCTGCTTCATGTTGTTGAGCTTTGACTGAATAGTGCCACCCATTGGGTTACCCATAGGGCTGTTGGGGTTCTTGTGATAGTGCGAGTACAGCACGCCATCAATCTCGACATGATGCAAGAACGGGTGAACAGTCCAGCCATACTCTTCATAGCCGAGATCGCTCATGCTCATCAAGCCCTCAAGCTTAACAGGGTCGTCATTAATTGTGCGCTGGATACGATACTCGTGATTGCCGAGCGTGAGGTCCATTCTAGGCCGGTATAGCGCCTTCTTGTTGCGCTTCTGCATGTTGTTATAGCGAACCATCGGCTCTAGCAGTATCTCCATACCCAGCCTTGACGCCTCGATGTCGTCTCGGTATCGCATGTTCTCAAAATATTTGCTGCCAGTCTTCTCGTATGATGACAAAGACGGCATGTCGGCATGGTCACCGATGTGAATAATCACGTCAGGCTTCTTTTCGACGATATAGTTGCCCAATGCGCGCAAATGGTCCATTGGCACGCCTTTCTTGACTTGGGTATCTGG